ACAGAGCAGCAGCAATTTCCGGACGGGCCGGCGCCGTGGATCACCGCGCGCGGCGACGGCTATCCGTCGCGCTGGCCGTGGAGGCGCTGAGTGGCGGGCTCGACGTTCCAGCGCGCCTTCGCCGGCGGCGAGCTCGCGCCGGCGCTCGGCGCGCGCGCGGACCAGGCGAAGTATCAACTCGGCCTGCGGACCTGTCGCAACTTCCTCGTGCTGCGGCACGGCGGCGTCAGCAACCGCGCCGGCACGCGCTACGTCAACACGACCAAAACCAGCGCGCCCTCGACGTTCCTGCTGCGCTACGTGTCGGCCGTCGCCGGCGAGAGCCTGCTCCTCGAGGCGGGCGTCGGCTACCTGCGGTTCTACAAGAACGGCGGCCTCGTGCGCCTCACCGGCGTCAGCGCCTACGACAACGCGGTCGCCTACGCGCTCGGCGACATCGTCAGCGCCGGCGGCGTGAACTACTACTGCCGCAAGCCGACGACGGGCCACGCGCCGCCGGACGCGATCTACTGGTATGCGATGCCGGGCGACGTCCTCGAGCTGCCGACGATCTACGGCGTCGCGGGGTTCAAGTGGGTCCAGAGCGGCAATGTGATCACGCTCACCGCGGCCGATGGCAGCCAGCCGCCGTCCGAGCTGATCTACTACGGCCTCACCGAGTGGGTGATCCAGGTCATTCACACCGGGCCGGCGATCGGGCCGCCGACCGGGCTGGGCGTCGTCGGCGGCGCGGCCGGCACGCTCAGCTACTACTACAAAGTGACGGCGGCCGCCGAGGAGACGTACGAGGAGTCGGTGCCGACGCCGCAGGTCCAGGTGACGCCGATCGCGGTGCCGACCGCGGCCGCGCCCAACGTCCTGAGCTGGACGCCGCCGGCCGGCGCGCCCGCGGCCGCCGAGTACTACATCTACCTGGACCCGTTCGGCAACGGCACGTTCGGGTTCATCGGCACGGCCACGGCGATGACCTCGTTCCGCGACACCGGCTTTATTCCCGACTTCGCGGTGACGCCGCCGATCCCGCGCGTGCTCTTTGACAGCGCCGGCAACTACCCGCGCGTCGCCGCGCACTACCAGCAGCGCCGGCTGTTCGCGCACACCGACCACGAGCCCGACGCGATCTACGGCTCGCGCACCGGCCTCCGCAGCAACTTCAACATCGCGAGCCCGCTGCAGGACGACGACGCGATCACGTTCCGCATCGCGGGCAACCAGCAGCACCCGGTGCGAAACATGGTCGGCCTCAAGGTCGGCCTGATCGTGCTGACCGACGCCGGCGACCCGCTGACGCCGGTCGTCGTCGGCAACGCGATCCTCTACGTGCAGACGCGCGGCGCGATCTTGCGCGAGCTCCGCTTCGATCAACAGGTCGAAGGCCTCGCCGGCCGCGACCTCACGATCTTTGCCGCGCACCTGGTGGACGGCTACACGCTCCAGGCGCTCGACTATCAGCAGACGCCGCACTCGGTCGCGTGGGCGTGCCGCAGCGACGGCACGCTGCTCGGCCTGACCTACATCCACGAGGAGGACGTGTGGGGCTGGCACCGGCACGACACCGGCGCCGCCGGCCGCTTCGAGGACGTGTGCGAGGTGCCGGAGCCCGGCGAGGACGCGGTCTACGTCCTGGTGCGCCGCACGATCGGCGGCAGCTTCGTCCGCTACATCGAGCGGCTCGAGCGCCGCACGATCCTCAACTGGGCGGCCGACAGCTTCTTCGTCGATGCCGGCCTCAGCTACAGCGGCGCGCCGGTGACGAGCATCAGCGGCCTCGGGCACCTCAACGGCCAGGTCGTCGCCGTCGTCGCGGACGGCACGGTGATCTACAACGGCGACCCCGCCGGCGAGCAGGCGGCGGCGTTCACCGTCGCCGCCGGCACGATTCCGCATGTGTTCGCGCCGGCGGCCGCGATCATCCACGCGGGCCTGCCGATTCGCTACGCGGACCTCGAGACGCTCGACCTCGACGTCGAGGGCGGGGGCGCGCCGCTGCGCGACAAGGCGAAGCGCGTGGGCAGCCTCACGCTGCTGCTCGAGGGCTCCGCGCGCACGTTCCTGGCGGGGCCGGACCCCGCGCACCTCATCCCGGTGCGGCTCGACCCGACCGCGCTCGGCCAGGAGCAGGTCCCGTTCACGGGGCAGGAGGAGCTCAGCGTCGTCGGCAGCTTCTCGAAAGCGGGGCGCGTGTTCATTCGGCACACGGACCCGCTGCCGTTCACCGTGCTCGGCGTCCTGCCGAATCTGATCGTCGGAGGCTGATATGGGAGTGGCAACGACCATCGCGCTCGTCAGCCTCGCCCTGAGCGCCTACTCGGCCTACAAGGCGGGGAAGGACGCGAAGAAAGCCGGCGAGGCGCAGCAGACGGCGGCCGAATCCGAGGCGCAGCTCGCCGAATACAACGCCGACGTCGCCGAGCTCCAGGCGAAGGACGCCGTCGAGCGCGGCGCCGAGGTCGAGAGCAAGTTCCGCACGCAGGTCCGCAACATGGTCGGCGCGCAGCGCGCCGGCATCGCGGCCGGCAACATCGACGTCGGCTACGGCTCCGCGGTGGACGTGCAGGCCGACGCCGCCTACCTCGGGGAGCTCGACGCGCTGACGATTCGCACCAACGCGGCGCGCGAGGCTTGGGGCTACCAGGTCGAAGCGACCAACCTGAAGAAGCGCGCCGAGATCGCGCGCAAGACCGGCTACTACGCCGCGCAGGCCGGCAAATCGAACGCGAGCACCGCGTATCTCCAGGGCGCCGCCAACATCGCGACCGGCGCGGCGACGCTGCTCATGAACCGCTACGGGTTCAAGAATCCCACGACGACGCCCGGCGCGCGGACCAGCGTCACGCTCGACGGCCGCGGCGACGCGACCCCCGGCACGGTGAACGGCTGATGCCGACCGTCGCGCGCTACGGCGGCCGCAAAGTAGACATCAACGCCTACCCGGGCGTGCGCCGGCAGGCGCACGAGACGGCGGAGTCATCCGGCCTCGAGGTGGCGCAGGCCGGCCAGCGGCGCGCCGAGGTGCTCGGCCAGATCGGCAATGCCGGGTTCACGATGGGCGCGAAGGAGGCCGCGCGCCTCTACCAGGAGGAACGCGACCGCGCCGACGACATCGCGAACCTGAGCGCCAACACGCAGCTCGGGCAGTGGTTAAACACCACGCTCTATGACCCGACGAGCGGCGCGCTCACCGCGCGCGGCAAGGATGCGTTTGATCTGCCGGAGAAGGTGTCCGCGGCGTACGAGAAAAAGGTGGGCGAGCTCGCCGGCACGCTGACCAACGACAAGCAGCGGTTTCGGTTCCAGCAGTATGCGGCGCAGCAGGGCCTCGTCACCGACCACACCGTCCGCACACACACCTACGAGCAGATGACGCGCTTCGAGACGGAGGAGCTCAAGGCGTTCCTCGACACGTCGCAGCAGCGCACCGCGGCGCTCGCCACGCAGCCGGAACAGGTCGGCCTCGAGATCGAGAGCCAGGTCGCGGCGCTCAAGACGCACGGGCCGCGGCTCGGCATGGGCCCCGAGCAGCTCGACGCCGCGGTGGCCGCGACGCGCTCGCAGTCCCACACCAACGTCGTCGATACGCTACTCACGACCGAGAAGCCGAAACAGGCCCAGGCCTACTTCGAGGGCGTGAAGGACCAGATCGATCCGGCGCAGCGCAAGCGGCTCGAGAGCGCGATCCGCGAGAGCGGCGACCGGCAGGAAGGACAGCGCCGCGCCGACGAGATCCTCGCCGCCGGCGGCACGCTCAGCGAGCAGCTCGAGAAGGCGGGGCAGATCGAGGACGTCGATGTGCGGACGCGCGCCGAGGCCTACCTCGAGCACAAGCACGCGATCCGGAAACAGGTCGATCAGGAGGCGCTCGAGCAGGCGAGCATCGGCGCGTACAACATCCTCGACAGGACGCACGGCGACCTGATGAAAATTCCCGCCAGCACCTGGCAGAGTTTCCCGGGCGGCCTTCGCACCGCGCTCGAGGCCTACGCCGACTTCAAGCAACACGGCCGCCCCGTCGAGACGGACTTCGCCACCTACTACACGCTGCGGAAGCTCGCGGCCGACGACCCGCAGGCGTTCGTGGACACCACGAAAACCGATCTCAACTTCTACCGCCACCGGCTCAGCACCGGCGACCTGAAGGCGCTCGCCGAGCTGCAGGCGGATCTGAAAACCGCCAACGCCGCGAAGGCGCTGAAGTTCCTGGGGCCGGCCAAACTGCAGGACGACGCGGTCGACGACATGCTCACGCTCTACGGCATCGACACCAAGGCCAAGCCGACGAGCGAGGTCGGGAAAAAGACGGCGGCGCTGCGCGACATGCTCCGCCGGCGCGTCGAGTACGAGACGGCCGCGCAGCAGAAGGAGCAGGACAGCACGCAGGTCCGGCACTACCTCGACGAGATCATGACGGCGCAGGGCACCGCCGCGGGCGCCTCGTGGAACCCGTGGGCGAAGGCCTACAAGAAACCGATCCTCGATCTCCGCGTGCAGGACATCCCGCCCGGCGAGCGCAAAACGATCGAGGACCGGCTCCGCGCGCACGGGCAGCCGGCGAGTGACGCGACCGTGCTCACCTACTACCGCGACCTCAAGGAGCTCGAGCAGCGCCCCGTCGCCGAGGTGCCGCCGGCGCTGAGGACGCCGTAGTGGCGGACCCGCAATCGCTCCTGCCCGACCCGGCGCCGGCGGACCCGGCCGACGACCTGGCGCGCCGCTACGACGACCTGATCAAGTTCCGCGTCGCGCAGCAGGACGGCGCGCTCCGTAATTCGCTCCGCCAGACGACCGAGACGCCACCGGACCGTGCCGCGGAGGTGCGGCGCCTCAGCGATCAACTCGGCCACCCGCCCGCGGTGATTGACCGCAACCTCGAGACGTTCCAGGAGCGCGCGAAGGCGGCGCCGCCGGTCGATCGCATGCAGCAGCAGTCCCCGGGCAGCGCGGCCTGGTTGACGCACCCTGACAACGCCAAGGTCGCCAGCGACGACCTGCACCACCTGGGCGCGCTCGAGTGGACGATCAAAGCGCCCGGCCGGGCGTTCGCACAGACGCTCAACAACATCACCTACAGCCGGCTGCTCGTGAAAAGCTGGACGACGCCGCTGACGACCGCCGAGCGCGACCTGATGTCCAGCGCGCAGTATGCGAAGGAGCGCGACGGCGACCTCGGACGCGGCGAGCATTGGTTCGCGACGGCCGTCGCCGGCCCCGGCTCTATC